AGAAGACCGTGAACTGGTCGTTGTCGTCGGTCACGCACGTGAACTCGACGCGGGCGAACTTGGACGGGTCTTGCGAGAGCGTGACCACATCGGTGAAGCCGATGTTCCTGTTGTTGAAGAGGACGACCCGGGATACGGAATCCCCGAGGTCCGCGAGGGGGGTCAAGGTAGGGATGAGCAGCTTCGGCGTGCCCGTCGTGAGCCCGTCGAAGCTCACCGAGCACACCGGCACGGTCACGTCAGCGTCGCCGTTCAGGATGGACCTAGCGGGAACCGTCGGGGCGGTTGCCGTGGTCCCCGGCGTGCCCTGCAGCACCTTCCACTCGACTTTCTCAACGAGCGTCGGGTTCGCGCCGCTCACGTCCCTCTTGTAGTGGACGCAGATGTAGTCCGTGCGCTTCTTGCCCTGCGTGCCGGAGGCCACCTTGACGTCCTCCGGGGCCGTGAGGCCGATGTGGCGGCCCTGCACGATCATGTCGCCGGTCGCGAAGCGCACGGTGTTCGCGTCCACGAGGGACGGCGCGAGCCCGCCGCCGGTCTTCAGGACGTAGCTGCCGGTCCCAACCTCGCCCGCGATTCTGCGCCCGTCGTCCGCCGAGCTCACGTGCGGAGTCCCGGCCTTGCCGGTCACGATCTCCATTTATGCCGTCCTTTCCCAGATGAAACCGTTCTGCGAGTCGCGCATCACCCACGTGCCTCCGTAGGCCGCGCCCGGGTTCTTGCCCTTGGTCTCCATGTAGAGCGACCCGACCGGGTGGGCGGCGAGGAAGGCCTGGGCGGTCGTCGCCGCAGGCCCCTGCGGCCCGGTTGCCCCCGTCGGGCCCCTGAGGTTGCCTATCTTCGTCCAGGCCATGCAAGAAGCCCCCTAGGCCTTGTACGTGTACAGGTTGCCGGTAGAGGCATCGATGTAGACCGAACCCACCGCCGCGGTGCCGCTCGGGGAGCCGGTTCCCGCGGTGACGGAGGTGCCGTCCGCGCCCTTCGGGCCGGTGACCCCTTTCGGGCCCTGTTGGCCGGTCGGTCCGGTGGCTCCTTTCAGTCCCTGCGGTCCCTGCGGCCCGGTCTGGCCGGTGTCGCCCTTGTCTCCCTTGGGGCCCTTGAGCGAGCCGATGTTCATCCATGCCATGTGCTGCCTCCTACTCGTTCGAGCCGTACTGGTAGACCTTGAAGCCGTCTGCGGTGTCGATGTAGACCGCGCCGACCTGCGAGCCCGCTGTGGGCGTCCCCTGGCCGAACGTGATGCCGGGGCCCGCCGGACCTTGGGCGCCGGTGGCCCCGCGCTCGCCGGTCGCGCCCTTCTCGCCGGTGTCGCCCTTGTCGCCCTTGGGGCCCTTCATCTCGCCCAGGTCCGTCCACTGGGAGTCGCCCGACATGGACGTCTTGACCCACATGTGGCCGTCGTCGCTCGTGACGTAGGTGTCGCCGATGGCGGCGTCGGCCGGTAGCTTCGACTTGTCGGAGACGGCGCCCTTGACGGTGACCGACGTGCCGTTCTCGCCGCGCGGGCCCGCCGGTCCCACGTCGCCCTTGGGGCCCTTGGCCGTGTAGCCGGGCACCGCGGTGCCGACGTGCGCCGTGCTGGCGCCGGGGTTCACGGACGCGACCACATACACGTCGCCGTTCGCGTCGATGATCACATCGCCGACCTGCACGCCGTCCGAGGGCGCGAGAGCCGAGAAGGCGACGTCGCTGTTGTCCTTCACGTCTATGCTCGCGACCCTGACGCTGCCGCCCTTGGCGCCCGTCGCGCCGGTCGCGCCCTTCGGCCCCTGCGGGCCCATGAGCGTGCCGACCTGGTTCCATGTGTTTGCCATTTGTTACTCCTTCTCGCCGTAGCGGTAGTAGATCCCTGTCTCGCTGTCCAGGTATAGGTCGCCGACGCGGCCGCCGACGGCGGGTTCCCCATCGCCGACGTACCACTTGGTCCCGGGCTCTCCCGCGGCCTTAAGCTGCTCGCGCACCCAGCTCTCCACGTCCGCCCATGTCTTGACCTCCGGCTCCGTGTAAACGTAGCCGTCAGGCTTGGCCCGGCGTCGCACGCGGAACACCGCGCGCATGAGGGTATCGCGGCCGTCGGTTGCCCACACGGCGAGCGCGGAGCCGACGGTGAGCAGGATGTCCGGGACCTGGACGGCGCCCACACCCAGCGGGATGACCATGGCGCGCTCCGAGTCCACCGTGGCGAAGTGGACCTCGGTCGCGCCTGGGGCCTCGACGCGAACGCGGCGGGAGGTGTCCCACTGCCACAGCTCCCCGCCGAGAAGCTCTATCTCACTCAACGCTCCTCCTTATCCGAACGATGTCGCTCCCGGCGAGGCCCCGTAGGTGACCGCGACGCCCGCGCCGGTTGCGGTGGTGACGCGGCTGGAGATCTCGACGCTGACCGTGACGTTCGGCGAGTAGTGCCGGGCCTCCACGACGTCGCCGAGGCCGAAGCTCACGCCCTCGCCGACTGTGACCTTGACGCCGCCCTCCGTCTGCATATCCTTCAGGCGGCTCTCGGCCTGGTCGTGGAGGTCGTCGCCCTCGGAGTTGTTGGCGTCGTAGTACTCCTCGAGCTCGAAGACGCCTGCCATGGCCTTCGCCGATCCGACGTTGCCGTTGCGGTCCGCATAAACGTCGACGACCTCTCGTGAGGCCAGCTCGCCCTTGCCAGCCGCTTTCAAGTGGTTGGTGACGAGAAGGTCTGAGGACAGGTCGAAGTCCACGAGGTCGGAGTCGACGCGGCCTCTCCAGTCGGTCACCTTGGCCGCCTGGAGCCTGCACGAGCCGTCGACCCACTTCGCGTCGAGGCGCAGCCCCGCGGAGCGCATGGCGAGCCGGAGGTTCGTCCAGGCGTCCGGCGCGTCTCTCGAGCACCGATAGCTCACGGCCACGCCGGCGTCCCCGTCTGGCACGGAGAAGAAGGAGCCGAGGCCGAGGCGCGCCACCGCCTGCCTGAGCACGGCGTTCGCGTCGCCCGCGAGCGTGAGGTAGTCTTGCCCGGCGTCAGGCCAGAGCAGGCGCTTTGCGAGCACGCCGCTCCACGTGGAGCCGGTCCAGTGCAGCCCGGAGGACGAGCGGCCGGTCTTGAGCCCGAAGCGCTCGACGCGCCCGCCCATCTCCGTGCCGTCGGCGTAGACGCGCCACGCGGCCTCGGGGAGCGGGGCGGAGGCGTCGCGCACGATCAGGTCGAAGGTGTTGTCGACGCCGTCGCCCCAGCCCGAGTCCATGTCCAGCTCGAAGTCCGCGAGCGGGAAGAGGGTCTTGCCCGCGCTGTCCGCAACTATGAGCTCCACGGCGGCTCGCCCTCCTCCTGATAGTGGGTCATGGTGAAGCCGAAAGACCCGTCCCACGCCACCGACGACGCGCCGGGGCGCAGCGGCTCGAAGCAGTACGAGCCGGAGCCCGCCCCCTCGCCGCGAAGGCCGGAGGCGAACTTGTCCTCGACCTCGCCGTAGGTTCCTATGAGCTGGATGGACTTGGGGTAGCTCGACCCGTCGATGACCAGGCGCGAACCGCCCGGCACCTCCACGTCGACCTCGTAGACGTTGGTGAAGGCCCCTTGGGAGACGGCGACCCGGGGGTTGGTCACGGGGCCGTATACCGTGAGCTTGAGGTCTGCGGGCACGAGGCCGTCGACCGTGACGCTTCTGCTCGCGGTCGAGCCGCCGTAGTCGTACTCGAAATCGTGCGGATAGTCGAGGCCGTTCGGGTCCTCGGTCTCGGTGGCGTAGAACTCGGCGGACACCTCGCGCCGCCACGCGCCGTCGAGCAGCAGGACGGTCAGCTCGGCCTTGACGGCGCGCCGCCCGTAGACCGCATCGGTCTCGCTCTTGGCGATATAGGCGCGCTGGTACCACTCGCCGTCGACCTCGATGCGCCCGGGGGCCGCCCTCGCCATGTCGCGGTCGGCCTGCTCGCGGAGCCTGTCGGCCGCCGAGGCGGTGAGGAACGCGTCGAGCGTGGCCTCGCGGGCGCCTCGGGATATGCCCGACGCGCTGCGCCACCCGAGCTCGTACGTCCACGCGCGGCTGCGGAGCTTGGGCGCGGTGCCGACGAACGCCCCCTCGCCGTCGAGGCTGATGCGCTCGCCGGTCGAGGACACGTAGTAGAGCCTATGCACCTGCCATCACCGTCCTGATGTGTCGGTCGAGGTCGCGCTCGAGCGTGACCGGGGTGTACCTCTGGATGATCGACGGGAGGTTGCGTTCGAGCCACGCGATCACGGACGCGACGTCGTCGCCGCGGCGCTCGACGTCGATGCCCTCGCCGATGCCGCGCAGGACGCTCGGCTTGAGCGGCACGACGGCCTCGCGCCCGGCCTCGCCGACGCCGATGACGCTCGGGGACGAGAAGACGCCGCCGCTCTTGTACCAGTTCACGTGCACGGAGGGAACGGAGCCGGTCTGGGCGTCGAAGCTCCCGCTCATCGAGAAGTGCGGCAGCGCGCCGACCGAGATGCGCGGCAGCGTGAGCCTGAGCGAGCCCACCTCGGCGGACATCTGGCGGCAGGCGCCCATGACAGCGTTCGAGGCGGTCGAGGCCGCGTTCTTCGCCGAGTCGGCGAAGTCCCGGAAAGATGCCTTGGCCGCCGTGGCCATGGACTGGCTCGAGAACTTCACCTGGTCGATGCCCGAGCGCGCCTGCGAGGAGGCGGACGAGGCGGTGGAGCACGCGGAGGAGAAGGAGCTCATTGCGGGCGTCGCCGCGAGAAGCCCCGGGGCGGCCGCGAGCGCCGCCGCCGCGAGGGCGCCGAGCCCGGCGGCCGCGCCCGGCGCGGAGGACGAGACCATGGGCATGGCCGCGCCCATGGTGACGATTCCCGCCGACGCGACCACGACCGAGGCCGCCACGAGGGCGAGCCCGCTGCCGAGGAGCACGGCCCCGGCAGCGAGCAGCGCCACGCCGGCGGCGGCCACGATGGCGCCCGGGCCGAGCACGAGCATCGACGCGCCGAGCGCGAGGACGCCGACGGCGGCCGTCGCGCCGTGGGCGGAGATGCCGGGGAGAGCCGCGCCGAGCAGCATCAGCCCGGCGGACGCCAACAGCACACCGGCCCCGACGAGGGCCGCGCCCCCGCCGAAGGCGACCATGCCGACGGCCCCGGCGGTGAGCGCGGGGCCGAGGGCGGCGGCGCCGACGGCGAGCAGGGCCACGGCGCCGACCATGGCCGCCATGCCAAGGGCAGCCGCGGGGCCCGCCGACGCGATCGTTATGGCCGCGTTGGCGAGCATGAGCACCCCGCCGAACGCGAGCGCCACGCCCGCGCCGACCATGAGCACCGCCGCGCCGAAGGCGAGCACCTGGCCCACCGACTGGCCGGCGGCCGCCCCGGCAGCCCTCTCCCCGGCAGCGGCGGCGGTGAGCCCGCCCGCGGCGGCGGGGCCGGCGCCCGCGAGCGAGAGCAGCGCGCCGCCCATCCTCACGAGCAGCCCGCCGATGGGGCTGCCCGCGACCTTCACGACGAGAAGCGCCCCACCGATGGCCCCGACCACCGGCGCGACGTCGGCCGCGTTGTCCGCGACCCAGCGCAGCCCGTCGCCGACCGCCGAGATGACCGGCTGCGCACCCTCGAGGACGGCGTCGAGGCCGTTCGCGAGGTCGATGGCCGCGTCCATCGGGGTCTGCCAGCCGGTGAGGTTGGAGACGATGCCCCAGGCGGCGTCCCCGAAGGCGCCGGCCGTGCCCGACAGGGCGTCGAGGACGCCGGCGAAGGAGGTCGCGGCCTCGTTGTTGAGCAGCGTCTCGGAGAAGGCCGAGGCCATGTCCACGGCCCCGCCGAAGGCCTTGGACGCGGTGTCCACCGCGCCGCCCACAACGTCGCCGCAGATGGAGGCGAAGCCGGCGGCGGCCGCCTGGATGCTCGGGTCGCCCATGGCGTCTACGATGGCCGAGAATGCGCCGTTGACCGTCGACTTCACGCCGTCGATGACCCCGACGATGTTGGACGCCCCGATGGCGCCGATTATCTTGGCCATGCCCTTCGGGAAGGCGTTGGCCGCGTTCGAGAGCGACGTCTTGATGCCGCCCGTGGCCGCGACGGCCTGCTCCGAGAAGGCGGTGATGCCGTCGCCGCCGTTCTTGTCGAGGTCCACCACGGCGTCGGCGAAGGCGGAGACGGACACCTTGCCGTCCTTCATCGCCTGGTAGAGCGTGCTCGCCGTGGCCTTCTGGCCGAGCATGTGCTTGGCCACCTGGTCGAGCTGGCCCGGCATCGCCTGCTGGATGCTCATCCACGTGTCCATCTCCATCTTGTTCGTGGAGACGGCCTTGGTGAGCTGCGTCATCGCGTTGGCCTGGATGTCCTCGGAGGCGCCGCCGGCGAGCACCGCGTCGTTGAAGGCGAGGTAGCGGTCGGTGGCCTGCCCGATGGACTTGGATGACGGCGCGAGCTGCTGGACGCCCGAGGCGGCGGCGTCGAGCCTCGTGGGCAGGCTGGAGAGCCTGTCGGAGAGCGTGTCGATGCTCGCCTGGGACTCGTCGGCGCCGTAGCCGAGCGACTGCAGGACCTTCGGGAAGTTGTTCAGGGTGTCGACGCGCGAGATGGCGGCGTCGATGCTCCCGACCGCCGTGGAGATCACCTTCGACGCGATGCTGGCGACGGCGCCGGTCACGAGGGCGGCCTTGGCCGAGAAGCCGGAGGCCATCCTGCTCGCCATGCCGCCGCCGGCCTTCTCGCCGGTCGAGCCGAGCAGCGAGTTGACGCCCGAGAGCTTCCCGCCGATGCTCGTGAGGAGGCTCCCCGCGAATCCGGTTGCCCGCGAGAGCACGCCGCCCGAGAACGCCTTGCCGGATGACTTGCCGGCGGAGCCGAAGGCCGGGGACGAGCCGGAGACGGCCCCGCAGACCTTGGAGACGAAGCCCTTGCCGCCGGACCTGCCGGCGGAGTCGGAGAAGGCCTTGCCGAATCTGGCGCCGGTCGAGGAGCCGGACCCGGAGAGGGCCTTGTCCACCTCGCCGGCGAAGCCCGACATCGTGGGCATGACCTTGACGGAGACGGAGCCGACGTTCACGGCCATGCGCATCATCCCCCTACTCGTCGACGCCGAAGGCGCCCGCTATCTCTCCCCTGGCGGCGAGGGCCGCGTCCCTGCGCTCGACGTTCCTGGCGCGCTCGTCTGGCGACGGGACCATCCTCGGCACGTTCGCCTTCTTCGCCGCGTCCTTCGTGAAGGACCACTGGAAGAGCCTCAGGTCGTGCTCGATGAGCGCGAGCAGCCTGGTCCCGTCGTCCCAGAGGCTGTCCGGGTCGAGCCTGCACCCGACCCGCGAGCTCGGCGGGAGCTGGGAGAAGAGCACCTGCCACCTCTCCAGCTCATCGTCGCTCGCCGCCGCGACGCCGCCGCCAGCGAGCGGCAGGTCGACGCCGTAGGTCTCGCGGAAGTCTGCGACGACCTCGTCGCGCATGCACGCCCAGGCGGCGGCGAAGCTACTTAGTTTTTTGCCGCGGCACCCATGGCCGCCTGGAAGAAGGCCGCCCAACGCTCTGCGGTGCAGCCCTCACCGCCCTCGGCGAGGGCGTCCATGTACTCGACGGTCCTGCCGCCGAAGATCTCGTCGATGGCGTCCCAGACCTCGTGCATCCTCTCGGGGATGCCGTCGTAGGCCATGGCGCGCTGGACCTTCATCGAATTGATGGCGTTCTTCTCCAGCCGGTACACCTTGCCGTCGAACTCGAACTCGAGGGCGCCCTCAGGGCGCTTGGCCGCCATTAGGCCGCCGCCGTCTCGGTCGACTCGATGTAGTCGTAGCAGGTGTTGCCCGACTCGTCGGTGAGGTACTTCATCGTGAGCGCGCGCTGGCAGAGCTCGGAGCTGGAGATGGTGAGGTCGTCGAGCTCGGAGGACTGGCCGCGCGGCACGACCTTGGTCCAGAGGCGGCCGTTCTTCAGGAGCAGGAGCAGCACATAGGAGAAGGCCGGGTGGGAGTCCGAGTTGTGCTTGACGGTGATGAGGCCGGCCTCGTCGGTGACGTTGCTCTCGCCGTACTGGCGCTTCAGCGTGGAGGTCTTGATCTCTGCGAGGGTGAGCTGCGCGGACTCGACGCGGTTGGAGTTGGAGGAGTCCATGAGGTCGCCGTTCATGTCGACGATGTCGTTGGAGTCCTCGGAGACGGACTCTACGTAGCCGTCCTCGGAGATGAAGCCGAGGCACTCGAAGGCCTCGTCGAGCTCGCTCTTGCTCTTGATTACCTTGACGGGCAGGGTGGTGCCGACGGGCGCGGAGAAGATGTAGCCGCCCTTCACGCCCTTGCCCGCGGAGACGTTCGCGGAGTTGTTCGCGGTGGACTTTGCCATTCGCGTTTCCTTTCTACTCGCAGACCCACAGCTGGGCCTGCACGACGTACCTCGCCCGGCGCGTGTCCGGGTCCGGCATCCTGTACGTGTTCACGACCTCGGGGTGGAAGACGTTTTGCATCTCGTCCTCGAGAAGCGGCACGGCGGCCTTCACCTTCTCGGCGAGCGCCTTGGCGGGCTTCCTGCCGCCCTTGCCCGCGCTGCCCCAGCAGTCGATGTCGAGCTGGACGGGCTCTAGGAAGCCGCCTCCCCCGCCCGTCTGCTCGACGGTGATGTAGGGCTCCGGGTGGTCGGCGACCGGGTCCAGCGTCGCGTCGTCGCCCGTCAGCTCGCAGAGCCTGCGGGCCACCTCGGCCTCTATGTCCATGCGGTCACCCCCTCGCCGCCCTCGCGGCCTTGGTCAGGACCTTGCGCTTGGCCTGCGCGTACCTCGCGTGCTTCGAGTTGGCCTTGACCGAGAAGCCGGTAGCGAGCTTGCCTCGGTACTGCTTGACGGTGAAAGCCTGCACGGTGTGCCCGTCCTCGCCGAGCATCGATGTCGCCGCTGCGGCGATGGACGACGCCTTGGAGCGCAGGACGGCCTGCAGGGCTGGGGCCGACTGCGTCTCGGCGTATCCGGCGCGGTCCCACTTGAACCTGCCCCACTCGAGCTTCGCGTCAGCCATCGGCGCGGGTCACCTCCACGGCCATGTCGAAGGGGCCGGGCGTGGCGGCGTCGGTTGTGCGCTGCGGGTCGCCCACCACGTCATAGCGGGTGCCGCGCACCTCGACCGAGCAGCCGACGAGGCTCCCGGTAAAGGTTTTTGGGAAGTGGAGCGTGTAGCTCACGGTCACGCCCTCGGGGCGCGCGGCGTCCATGTCCGAGGTGGCCCCCGGGCACACGACGCAGCGCACCTCCTCGCGCACGGGCTCGCCCTCGGTTATCTCGCCGAGGTCGTCGCGCTCCACGGTGGGGCGCAGGACCGTGACGGTCTCCGTGGGGATGAGGCTAAGCATGGTCCTCATCCCCGATCATGGGCGCGATGGAGCCTATGCGCGTGCCCGCCAGCCCCAGCCGCTTGAGGTCGGACTTGCCGAGCCAGAGGTCGGCGGTCGGGTTGGCGAACGTGACGGAGGCGTTGTAGCTGCCCGCCGTCTGGCTGTACTGCGTCGCGCCGGCGAAGCAGTCCGGGACGCTCACGGCACGGCTCACGACGGCGCAGGCCACGGCCTTGTAGCCGCGGTCGAACGCCTGGTGCGCCCCCTCCACGTAGCAGCCCCAGCGGCCCTCGTAGGCCGTGAGCAGCATGTCGCAGGCGTCGGAGAGCAGCGCGGAGACGCGCCCGGGGTCGGACGGCGTGCCGTAGCGGGCCGCGTACTCCTCGAGCGTGACGTTAAGGTTCGCGGCCATTCGGGACCTCCTAGGAGAGCATGGAGTTCACGGTCTTCTTAAGCTCGTTCACGAGCTTAACCACGGCGTCGAACTCCGCCTTGGTGGGCGCCGCGCCGGCGGCGTCGGCAGCGTCGGCGGAGACCACCTTGGTGGCCCCGGCGAACTTGACGGGCTGGTCGAAGACCGAGGAGGACGCGCCCGTGCCCGGCACGAGCGTCTTATCGAAGGCGCCCATCGCTAGGCCGCCTTGAGGCAGGCGATGGCCTTGGGGTCGAGCACGGCGTAGCCGTAGACGCCCTCGGTGCGGTAGGCGATCTGGTTGGTGCGCTGGAGGTCGCCGGAGCCGTCGGGGTCGCCGTAGGGGATGACCTGCGCGGTCATGTCGCGGACGAGGCCCCACTTGATGACGGAGAAGTCGCCGGCGAAGGCGAGGACCTTGGTCGCGGCCTTGGCGAGGGCGCCGGAGACGGTGCCGGAGGTGGCGGCGGTGACGCCCTCGACGGTGCCCGGCTTGAGGTTCAGCGGAATCTCGGGGTAGAGGCGCTGGCCGGTCGACGGCACGCGGACCTTGCGCAGGGACGCGGCGAAGGTCTTGGAGAGCGCGATGCCGTTGACGTCGTAGGTGGCGGCGATGGCGTCGACGATGGCGTCGATGTCCTCCACGGCATCGCCTGTGGAGGTCACCTGCGTGGCGGTGCCGGACAGGGCGGTGTAACCGTCGCCCAGGGCCTCGCCGGACTTGGGGTTGATGGCGTGGTAGATCACGTAGTCGAGGGCGCGGGCGAACGCGGCGGCCTGGTCGGCGACGATGGCCTCGATGATCTGGGTGCGGTTGTCCTCGTCGGCCCACTCCAGCTCGGAGGTGACGCGGGTGGTGGTCTGGAGCTTGACGCGCTTGGCGGTCACCGGGGAGGTAGAGGCCTCGTAGGAGCCCTTCTGCGCGCCCTCCTCAACGACCTCGGCCTCGGCGGTGGGGTTGAAGACCATGTACTCCTGGTCGCGGAAGAGCATCGGCGTGCTCGGGGAGAGCGCGGCGATGGTGGAGGTGTCGGACGCCTTTTTGACGATGCCGACGGCCACGTCCTTGGGCAGGATGATCTTCTTGGTGGTAAGTGCCATGTTCATTCCTCTCGTTGGCTACTCCTCGCCCGCGAGCATGCGGGCGATCTCTCGGAAGCCGTTGTCCTCGGGCTTGGCTGAGGCGGACCTGCCGGACTCCTCCAGCTTCGGGGCGCTCGGCTTCTTGGCGAACTCGGCGACGGACTTCGCGAAGGCGGTCATGGACTCCTCGTCGGCGCCGCTGATGAGGTCGGCGGGCACGCCTGTGGCCTTGGAGACCTTGGCCTTGAGGCCGCGCACGCGGTCGGCCTCGTCGCGCTTGGCGGCGGCGGCCTTGAGCTCCTCGACCTCCTTCTTGGCCTTCTCGAGGTCGCTCATCTGAGCGGCCTCGGCCTCGTCGAACTTCGCGGCCTTGGCCTTCAGCTCGTCGTAGTCGGCGTACTTGGCCGCGGCCTTCTCGCGCTCGCGGGCAAGGCGGCCCTTGAGGATGCCGTCAAGCTGCTCCTGCGAGGTGATGGGCTCGAACTCCGTCTTTTCGTTTGCCATTTCGTTTCCTTTCGGTAGAATCCCGCCCGCTCGGGCGTGTGCGAGCCTGCTTGACCCGGCAGGCGCGGTGAGGTGCCACGGTTGCCGCCCGTGGCGGGCGTATATGAAAAAAGCCCCGGACGGGGCTTGATTCAGCTGGTCGGGGCGGCGAGATTCGAACCCGCACGGGCGATGCCCGCGTGCTCCTGAGGCACGCGCGTCTGCCGTTCCGCCACGCCCCGATGTGGTAAGCTATCGGCATGGACGCGCACCCTGGTTAAGAACCGAGGCCCGCGTCCGTTTTATTTAGGGTTTCGATCGTTCCGTCGCCGTGAATGACGTGGATGTTCTTGATGGTTCCATCGTCCACGAACCTTTGGGCCACATCGATAGCCCTCCGTTCTTCGGACTCGAGCCTGAGCAAACTCAGGTACACGTCTCCGTTTGGGCTTCCAATCGCATCGAGTTGCTCGGAGGCATGTTTCAGCCTATCGGCTACCTTCCTGATGCTTCTCGGCGTCTTTATCTCGGCGTACCCTCTAGAAGTCCTAACATCTGGGACCATGTCTCTTTCCTGCGGCAAGAACACGACCTCGTCGCCGGCGTCCATCGCTTCGAGCATCGCCCATACCTCGTTGCCGTCCGGCAGAGCGAACACCGTCTTCCCTTTGGTCCCAGGCTCCCAAGAACCGGAGAGGCTGATTCCGTATTGCTTGCCGAGAAGGCCCAGTAGCCTGCCTACCGTCTCATCGTACGAAGCGGGGCTTCTACCCTTGGCCCGGAACTCTTTGGAGGCGCTTGAAATGGCTGCGTCCAAAACATCGGCGTAAGCCGCGCTTTCTTTGCCGGAAAGCCCGGAAACGCGATACGCCGCAGCCTTCACGGCGTCCGCCTGGGCTTTCGGGAGACCATAGCCGTCTATATCCCTGAACTGCTTGTACAGGTCGCGCAACTCATCCGGCCGCACGCCCTCCACGAGCTCGGCGTCGGGGTCGTCCTCGAAGCCGGGCACCACCTTGCAGTCGCAGCGGCGGTGGAAGTGCCTGAACTCACCCGCCGTCTTGCGCGTGTGATAGACCGCGCCGCGAGACGCGAGCATGATACAGAACGTGCACGTCTCCGCGCCGGTAGGCACGCGGGCGAAGCGGACGCCGACCTTCCTGTCGCGCCCCACGTTCGCGATGATCGTCTCGTTCAGGCTGCGCAGCACGTCGTTGCGGCCGAGCTCGCCGCAGCATTTGGCGAAACCGCGCAGGTCGCCCTTCTCGAGCTTCCTCGCCTGGTAACGCGCGGTCTCGTCGACGGTGTCGGGGTCGTAGACCGCGGCAGTGATCGCGGCGGGCAGCTTCACATGGTTGTCGGCCGCCTGCTTATCGTACCAGTCAGCTGCCAAGGACCCTGCGGCCTCGTCGTATCGCTGGATGACGCCGGCCATGACGCCCTTCGCGTACTCGCGGCACTCCGCCACGCTCGCGGCCCTGCCCTCGTCGGTCTGCAGCCACGCCCAGATGCCGGACTCTATCTCTCGCTGCGCCCCGTCGGAGAGGTTCGCGACGGCCCTGCTGTAGGCGTCGAACTGCTCGCGCGGAATCACTGCAGGGCCCCATCAGCTAGCTGCGCCGCCGCAGCGTCGGGGTTGGCAGAAGGAAGGTCGAGCCCGGTGCCCACCGTCGCGGACGCCACGAGCGCGCGGCTCGTGGCCTTGGCGCGGTCGCTCCGCAGGCGCTGGATCTGGTCATCGGAGAAGCCCAGCTCCTCGAGGGCCACGTCGGACTCCGCGAGCCACGGAAGCACGCTGATCATCTTGACCATCGCGTCGGACTGGCTTACCACGGACGGCATGGCGGGGTTCTTGAACTTCGCCTGGACGGCCAAACGCTCGCCCTCGACGGTCGCGTAGTCGGTGCCGCGCGAGACGGCGAGCGCCATGAGGGCCACGTCGCGCAGGGCCTCGCCGTTGTCCGCGTTGAGGTTCTGCGCGTCGATGACCAAGGCTTCCTTGGCCGCGTATATGGCCTCGGCGGAGCTGGGGTTGTCAGTCACGACGCCCAGCTCGGAGAGCGGGACGTTCGTCTCGCCCGAGAAGCGGGCAGCGAGCGAGCGCATGTAGTCGATGTGCGGCTGCATGCTCCCCTGTGCGAGCTGCCCGAAGGTCGGCGCGTCGCCGTCCTCGTCTTTGGACACGGAGAAGATGTTGCCGATGTATGCGTCCCATTTGCTCATGTCGCCGAGAACGTCGTCGTCCGCGCCCATCAGGTACTTTTGCGGGCTTGTGAAGAACTCGGCGGAGATCTCGGAGCGCACGCTCGCGCGCATGGCGTTGTCTGTGATGTTCATCACCGCGCGGGAGATGCGCGACTTGCCGAAGGGGCGCTCCAGCGTGGCCTCGTGGGCCATGGGCACCATGAGCGGGCGGCCCATGGAGTGCCAGACGTACTCCGCCGCCCAGTTGCGGGTGGTTCCGTCGCGCCTGATGCGGATGACAGCCTCGTCGGTGAAGACGTCCACCCACGTCGGCTCGGCGGCGAGGAGCGGCCTGCGGTCGCGGTCGACAACGACCATGCCCGCCTCGATGCGGCGCATGTGGTCGTCCCATATGGCCGCAGCGGCGGTGGCGGGGTGCGCGGACACGATGACGGGCGGCTCGCCCTCGTCGCCCGCCGTGACGGTCAAGAAGGCGCAGCAGCACTGCAGCTCGCTCTTCACCGACTGCCGGTAAAGGCGCTTCATGGAGTTGACAGAGACGATGCGCGAAAGCTCGTCGGTCGCGCCCTCGTCGGAGGTCACGAAGCCGTCGAACTGCGAGCGGTTGGCGAGGCTGTCCACGGCCTTCGCGGGCCAGCCCACCACCTGCTCGAGGTTGCGGAGGTGCGGCGGCACAGAGATGCCCAGCTCCTTGGGGCGCTTGTGCATCAGGTAGTAGCCCAGGCGCAGGTAATTGCGCGCAAGCTTCGTGCGGTAGGTCACGCAGAGTGCTTGCACGGTCTGGGCGTCCTCGGGCCTGAGGCCCGAAGCCGACGCGATTTCGGATGGTATCTCCTTGCGCACTACCAGGCCCTCTGCTTTCTCTTCGGGTCGCGCTTGGTCGTGCGGGCGGCCCACAGGGCCAGCGCCGCGCTCTCGACCGGGCACGAGATGGAGTCGGGGCCGTCGCCGAAGCCGAAGCCGCCGTTGCTCCCTATCTTTCGCTTGATGGATCTCGTCGCGCTCTCGTCGAGCGCCGGCGATGCGATGTGGCTGACGGTGCCCGCGTTGACCTCGTCGAGCAGCATCGCCACCGACGCCTGCGCGTCCGCCGGGGAGCACTCCACGAGTGCGCGCCTCGGGTAGCCGCGGTCGAGGAGGCGCTTGACGAGGGGCGCCGTCCCGCTCTTGCCGTCGATGGCAAGCGCCGCCGTGGTCCCGGCGCGGGCGAGCAGCCAGTCGGACAGCCCGTCGGTGCCGCGCGAGGTGCCGGAGACCTCTATCAGCTCGACGTAGGACGCCCCGCCCTTATGGGCCAGGGCCACGCTGAGCGCGGCGGTCTGCCCGTCGGGCGAGAACTTCACGCCGAAGGCCTTGATTCCGTCTCGCATGGCGTCCTCGTCGGCCACCAGGCACTCCCCCCACTTGGCGGGGTCGATGAGCGGGGGCGCCTGCGCGCCGCCGGGCTTCCACCAGCCGAAGCGCTCGCGGGCTAGGCCGTCCAGGCCCATCGTGCGGGCCTCGTTGCGGACGGTGCGCTCGTTGATGCGCGTGCCGAGCGCCGGGTTCGTCGCGTAGGCCAGCTCCATCAGCTCGTCCAGGTCGGCGTCTTCCTTGGGCAGCTCGTCGATGGCCCATTCCATCCACCACGTGTCCGGCGCCGGGTCGCTGTGCGCCTCGTCATGGAGACGGCGGAAGACCGTGCCGACGCACGTCGGGTCGGGCGGGGTGCCGATGTAGATGGTCTGCGGCACGCCGTCGGGGCTCGCGGCCGTGGTCGGCAGCAAAGCGTTGAGCTGCGCGTCGGTGAGCTCCTGCGCCTCGTCGATGATGATCATGGAGCAGGTGCCGCCACGGCTCTTTGAGTTGGTCCGCGTCGAGAAGCGGATGCGCCCGCCGCTGGTGAAGCGCATCTCCTGCCTGCCGGGCTGCCTGTAGGGCTCACCGTCGAGCATGGCGTGGAAGTCGGGGTAGTTGTCCTCGTTGGTGAAGACGAGGTCGAGCAGCTTGAAGAAGTCGGCGACCACGTCGCCGTTGTGCGCGGAGTAGACCACCTGCATGCCGCAGATGGCCGCGCGCCACACCGCGTACCAGCGCGCCGCGTGGCTCTTGCCGTTCTGGCGCGGCTCCGAGAGGCCGATGGTCATGGCCGCCGGGGCGCCGGTGGCGTCCTCGGCCGCGTAGAGGTCGAGCTGGTGGGTCTGCGCCTCGTCGAACTTAAATCCGTAGGCCGCGAGCGTCGAGACTATCTCCGGGCCGTCCGTTCTGGCGTAGTCGCCCACGACCTCGAAAGTGGGGGTCTGGGTGCCGAGCCTAGCCATTGACTACCTTCAGGTGGCGGCGCTGGGCCTGCGCGAGCGCAGATGCGTGGCGCTCCGTCGCCTTGGTCGCCGTTTCGCCCAGCTCGTCCAGCTTCTCCTGCACGTCGATGAAGGACTTGGCGATGGCGGCGTAGTCGCGGCCAGAGTCGGTCTCCTCGAGCTTCTTAGCCATGTCGTAGCGCAGGGCCTCGTAGACCCCGCGCGGGTCGCCGCGGTTGCATGCGGTAGTGAGCTTGATGCGGGCCATGGTCTCACCGCTAACACGTTTGCTAGGTACCTGTGGAAATAAAATGGGCGCGCTATATGGGCGCAATGCCCGCGGGCGAGCCTGTGGGCCGGGGGGAGGGGGTCGCCCCCCCTTACCAGTCGCGGCTTCTCCTCACCGCCAGCCCGGCCGCCCCCGCGTCGCCGGGCATTCGGTTGCCCCGACGCTGGTTGCAGATGCGGTGCGCGGGCTGCACGTTCGCTCGGTCGATGGGCGAGCCGCCGCGCGACACCGGCACGATCTCGTCGACCTCGAAGCTCATGGGGTCGCCGGCCGGGAGGTCGTAGTCGATGGGCCTGCCGCATATCGCGCACGGCCTGCACTGCGCCCTCAGCCACGCCCTCACCTCTCGGCGCGCATGGCCGTTGGCGTAGCGGCTGGGCGTGCTCATAGACAGGCCGAGCCGTGGTTCTCGAAGCACCACTCCATGCCCCGGTACTTGGCGTCGCTTATCAGCTTGGCGCAAGCCTTTGGCACAGCCCTGACCTCAGGCCTTACCACCACGCCCAGGGCGCGGAGCATGGCCCGGCTCATCACGGTGTCGTATCGCAGGGCGATGGACTCGATGACGCGGAGCGGAAGCATCGCGCCTCCTTAAAGAGAAAGGCCCCGGTGTTCCCCAGGGCCTTGCGTTGATTCTCGTGCGCTGTCGCACAGCCTACGTTATACGCGCCGAATCGCCGCCACAGTCCGCCAATCGTTGCCAAAATGCGCCACGGGCTGCCAAAATGCGCCAGAACCTGCCAGAGATTGCCAGAACCTGCCAACAAAAAAAGCCCCGGCGCTCGATGCGTCGGGGCTCTCCTAGAAAGACTCGGGCCTGTCCTCGGCGATGCCGAGGCCTTGCGTCATCGCGTCCATGCCGTACTGGTCGCACACGTCGAGCGCCGTTTCGACCGCGAGCCTGCACCAGCTCTCGGAATGCCCGACCTCGCGGGCCACTTTAGTCCAGCCCGCGCCGTCGCAGAAGCGCCACCACATCGTGTCGGCGGTCGCAGAGCCCAGCAGCGCGTCCACGCCGCCCATGCCCGTCTGGTCAGAGCCGTAGATCACGGAGCACCCGCGGTCGATGAGTGCGTAGTCCTCCTCGAGCCGCCTGCGCATCCTGCGCTCGTAGTCGACGCGGGAGATGACGCGGGCGGTCCCGTTGACGTCGGCCCTGGATCTGGAGACGCCCGGGGTGTATCCCTGCGCGCGCACGCCCTCCGCCGCCTCCATGCGCTCTATCTGGATCCTCGTCCGCTCGGCCTCGTCGGCCGCGGCGCGCACCGATGCGAAGAAGTCGCGTGCTTTCATCAGTCTCCAATCCCCGTGGTGAGAATCCGTCCCGTACTATTCTACCTGCGGTTTGTCTTTCTGCGCTCTCTCCACTTCTCACGCAGTTTGTCGATTGCCCAAAAGGGCGCGTAGAGCGCGAGCACGAAGACGAGAAGCAGCAGCAGAAACGGAATGCTTAGCAGCTCCAACGTACTCGGCGGCTCTTCCTCGTATGCCATGAAGCCTCCAATCTACCTAACTTGCATAACTCTCTTAACCAATACCACTTAAATCGGACAATTAGGCGTTGTCCGTTCGGGGCGTGGGCGGAAAGAGGGGCGGCGGGCCGCGCGACCAGCGGGAACGCTTCCCGGGAGAAGCCCGCCCGGGAAGCCCCCCGTGGTCCTGCCGCGGTCCTCGCCGCCCCGGTGCCAACCTTACCCGCCGAAGGACTCCGCGATGCCCCTGTCCCGCGCCGCCGTCGTGTGCCCGTAGATGCCGAGCGTGGTCTTCACGTCGGCGTGGCCGAGCCTCGCCTTGACGTCGGCGATGGTGAAGCCGCGCTGGAGGGCGAGCGTGGCGTGCGTGTGCCGGAGCGCGTGGGGCGTTATGCGCCGCACGCCGGCCTCCAGGCACGCCGCCCGCAGGGCCTGCCGGACGACCGCGGGCCGAACGATCGCGCCGTCCGGCGAGAGGAGCGCGTCGTCCGGCCGCTTGCCGGCGGCCATGAGGCGCAGGGTCGGCACGATGCGGGAGGGGACGGCGAGGCGGCGGTCCTCCCCTCTCTTGGCCGTGGGCTGCCGGAAGAGGCCGCCGCGCTCGCAGACGGTGCCGCAGACGTAGACGTCGGGCACCTGGGGGCGGAGGTCCCGCACGCGCAGGGCCAGGGCCTCGCCCAGGCGCATCCCCGTGCAGGCGATGAGGTCGAGCGCCGTCATGGCGCACTGCCACTCGCCGAAGTCGCCCGCCTCCGGCTCGTTGGCCCTCAGCCGGGCGGTGAGCGCGCGCAGCTCATCCTCGTCGAGGGCCTTGCCGGAGGCGTCGGGGTTTCCGGCGCTCGGGTGGATCGCGTCCGCGGCGGGGTTGGAGCGCACCCAGCCCTGGCGGGCCATCCACGAGAAGGCGCCGCTCATGAACTGGTGGTAGCCGTTGACGGTCGTGGCCGAGAGCCCGCGCGAGAGTAGCTGCGACTCGACCGACGAGACCATGCCGGGCGTCACCTCGCAGGCCGGCACGGCCGGGAAGACCTCGCCCAGGCGGCGGGCGTAGCCCAGGTAGTCGTGCGCGGTGTTGGCCTTGGGGGCGCGGCCCGCGGCGCCCTTCTCGGCGACCTCCTCGGCGTAGCGCGCGAGCGCGCCCTGGATGGACGCGCCGGACGCCCCGGCGGCGTAGGCCTCCGCCATTGCGCGGGCCTCCTCGGCGTCCCTCGCCCCCGGGAAGGCCTTGACCTTGCGGGCGCGGCGGCCGGTGGCGGGGTCTGCAGGGAAGATGACCCTCGCGCGCCAGACGCCGTCCCTACCTTGGTAGACGCTCGCCCCCGCCATCGCACCTCCAATCTCCCGTGATCAATCTGTGCGCGTAGTTGTTCGCCTTGCCCAGGTCGATGGCCGGGTCGTCCTTCTCCCCGGCTCGGTCGGCGTACCTGAGGACCTGCCCGAGCAAGAAGGCCTCGCGGGCCGGTAGCCCGTCGATGACGGCCTCTATCTTCGCGATGGTCTCCACGGCGCCGGACGTGTACCAGCCGGGGTCGCGGACGGTCTCGGGCGCGTCACTCATCGGGGACCACCTCCACGAACGCAACGTTGTTCGTGTTCACGATGTGATTTATCTTCCCGTCGTCACCCCAAAAGACCTGCCACGTGGCAAGCTGGCCATTCTCGATTTGGTCATAGATGCACTGGGCGTCTACCGTGACCGTGTGCCTTGGAAGACCGGCAAAATGGAACACGGCTTTCTCGCCCCTGTGGTCACTCATCGATTACCACCTCTATCCTCTTGACGCACGAGCCGATGTAGTCGATGGGGCGGGAAACCCCGCCCCTCGGCCTCTCGCGCCGCCGCTCGCGGATGTACCTGCAGACGCTGGCCTTGCAGTGGTCGGTGAAGGCTCGGACGGGATTCACCCACGAGCACCCGTAGACGCCGCCGAAGTCAACGACGCACCAAGCCTCGACCTTCCTGATCGGCTTACGACTAACGTCCTCCCTCACCCATCGGCTCCCGTCGCCGTCGAGCACGACGACGTCGGCGACGGAGCGGTAGGGCAGGTGCTGCTCACTGGGCATCTGACACCACCTCCATCGGCCTAGTCCTTACTCGTGATCTTCACGCCGGGCAGCTCCTGCGGAAGGAAGTTGAGCTCGTAGTTGAACCTATCGACGTCGGACGTGTCCAGTTGCTCAACCGTGTACATCGTCCAATCGTTGAGGTACACGAGGTGCTTCTGGTAGCTGCCGTCCGGCAACTCGCACACGACCTCAAGCTCGTTGTCCGTGTCGTTGTGGAGCGCGAAACAGCCGGTCATCTGCATGAGCACCTTGTCAGAGCGCATGTTGAAGACCGTGAGCCTTCTCGCTACGTTGAAGTTGTCCGCGTCCTGCCTGATGTTGTAGCTAACGCGGGCGCTTTCCGTGCATCCCGCGAGCGCGACCGACGCGGCAACCGCGAGGACGGCGACAACGGCAATTGCGGGAATAGCCTTACGACGGTTAGCGTTTGTCATGCTTAGCATCAGTTCTCCTTTAGATTCGGTTCATTGTCGATGCCGTTTGCCTTCTCTTTCTTGATATGAGCGGCATCGACGCTGTACGCGTTCTTACGCTCTTCCTTGGCCATTGCGGCCTCCTTTCTCGTATGAGTAGCACCCCGCTGCCGCGCACGACGGGTTTTGAGGCGAGTCGAGGTAGTTGACGCGAATGCCGAGATACTCGCAGTAGTGGACGTCGCCGGCGTGCTCCCCGAAGACCTCGCGCCTGAGCCTTGAGCCCTCCGCGTCTGGGATGAAATAGCGGCAGTCGCCGCAATGATCGCGGTAGCCCGCGCGGTCATACGGCATCGTCGACCCCTTCCGGGTCGATGAGCTGCGCAAGGCGCCTGAGCACCCCTCGCCAGCTCGTGTTCTGCGCCTTGGTGATCCTTGCGAGCGCCCTCTGCAGGCTCTCGTCGTACAGGCTATCTAGCGACGTATTCCACAGCTCCGTCGCTATTATGGAGCGCTCTTCCTTGCTAATCATCGTCTCCCCGTTCCGGGTCTATGAGGTCGGCAAGCTTCTCAAGGACAACGTTGAAGTCGTGGAAGTCCTCGAAGCCGACCACCGTCTCGGCCAGCTCGTCGAAAAACTGCTCCTTGTACTGGATGAAGCGGCCGTAGGCCAGGCTTCGCAGGTTCTCGGAGACCTCACGCCGCTCATCGTCGCTAACCACGGCTTGCCTCCTTCACGTCGCGCTCAGCGAGGGCCTTGGCGCGGCGCGCCACGTCGCGCACCGCGATTACCGCACATGAGTCGTGGGTATCTCTGGCCGGGCATTCCACGCTGCACGGTCTGCTCATTGCAAAGCCGAAGTAGCCGCAGATGTCTTCGTCCCCAGCTTTGCTGACGTCTTTCTTCAACTTCTCCCAGCTGTCGGGGCGGTTGAGGTGGAGCGCGTTGAGCAAGAGCAGACTTTCGCTGTCTTGGCTCAGGGCGCACCACAAGCCCCCGATGAAGCAGATGTACGTCACGCGAATCATCATGCCCCCGCTCGTGTACAGCTTATCCGGCGTGAGCGGCACGACCTCGCCGTCGGCGTCCACGGGCGCGCGCACGCCCCTGGCCCACGACAGTCGAGCGAGCTCGTCCTCGCACTCGTCGCAAATGGCGGTCGCCTCCCCCATCGGCAGCGAGAAGCACGCCTCGCCCGCGGCATACTGGTTCTCTATCGCCCGGCGCAGCCTCGCTGCGCCGGTCTTGTCGGCCATCACCGACCCCTTTCCTCGTCTTCTTTGAGCAGGAACCCGACCTCCGCCAGCCTCCTGCGCATCCTGTCCGCGTCCGCCTCGGCGCGCTCGGCCCGCTCGCGGAGCGTCGCCGCCTCGGCGACCGCCTCGTCGCGCTCGAGCGTGAGCCTTCCGACCTTGTCGGCGACCTCGGCGGCCAGCGCGCCCTTGGCCCGCGGCGCCACGAGGTCGGCGAGCACCTCCGGCAGCGTGGAGTCCTGGTTCCTGCTCCACCACGGCCCGAGCGCGGTCACGACCTGCGCGAATGGCGTCTCGCGGCCCTTGCCTCCCGGCGAGGAGCAGGCCTGCAGCGCCGCCACGACCTCTCGCCTCACCTTGTCGGGCGGCACGCGCAGCTCGCCCTTGGCCCGCGGCTTGCAGATCCCGCCGTCCGGCACCGCCCGGCCCAGGTCGATGGCCGGCGGCAGCTTGTCTTGGCTTATCCTCATCGCGGTCCCCCCTCCGACAGGCGCCTGCCGCACTGCTCCCCGAGCCCGGCGCGCAGGATCATCGTCGCGCCGGTGACGGCGGTGTAGAGCCCGTCGAGGTCCTCGCCCAGCGCCTCGAGCTCGTCCTCGCACTCGCGGCATATCTCCTCCGCTGCGGTCATATCGAGCACGAGGTTCTCAGCCCCGCCGCGGCCCTGGACCTCGATGGCGTTGCGCAGCCTCTGGACTCCGGTCACATCGCTCATTTCTCCTCCAATGTTGAAAACTTGTCGAAAGATTGTTGAAAAGTTGGGTTCCCCTACTCACAGGTAAGGGAGAGGGTTCTTATCTATCTCTAACCTCTAACCTCTACCGCTTATAAAAGTTCGCGCGATAGGCTTATGGTTAGGCCTATCGATAGAGCGACCTGTGCGTTTACCCGTCGGACCTCGCAGCCCTCGCCTTCTCGGCGATGCCGACCTTGGCCTGGTACTCCTCGTAGCGGCGGGCGACGCGCTCGTTGACGGCCTTGCCCTCCGACCACATGCCCTCGTCGAGGAGCCCGATCTCGGCCATGCGGCAGAGCGCGGCCTCGGCGTCCTCGCGGCGCATGTCCAGGTCGCACGCCACGCGCCTGACGAGGTGCTCCCGCCTGAGGAAGGGCTTGCCGTCGTTGATGGCGCTGTGCAGCTGGCACATCGCGCTGAACCACACGCCGACGCCGGCGGCGCCGAGCTCGTCCACGAGGTCCTCCATCTTCTGGTCGTGGAGCGTGCCGATCTCGGCCTTCCACCACCAGATGCCGCGCCTTGCCATGTCCTAGCCCCTCCCCTCGCGCTCCTCGTAGTACAGGCACCCGGACCGCTTCTCGCCCGGGGCCCTCGATATGAGCCGCCTCGTGCACACCATCGCCGCGGCCCAGCAGTGGCGGCACTTGCTGCACTCGCAGGGCTTCAGCGGCGGCTTCTCCTGCGGCGTCAAAACGGGATGTCCTCGTCGTAGACGTCCGCCGGCGCGACGGGCGGTGCCGCCGCCACCGGCGCCGCGGCCACGGGCGGCTGGGAGGGCGCCGGTGCCGCCGTGGCCCTCGCCCGTTCCCCGCACACGACGATGTCGTCCGCGACGATCTCGACGCGGTAGTGCCGGGTCCCCGCCTCGTCCTCCCAGGAACGCTGCCTGACCCTGCCGCTGAAAACGACGCGCGAGCCCTTGGAGAGGCTCCTCGCCGCCGCGGCTCCCACGCCCCCGAAGGCGACCACGTCGAGGAAGCTGGGGTCGTCCACCCACGCGCCGTCGGCCCCCTTCTTCCTGTCCTCGGTGGCCAGGCGCACGGTCATCACGTCCAGGCCGGAGCGGGTCGCCCTCAGCTCCGGGTCCTTGCACAAACGCCCGCTCACGACGACGCGGTTGATTCCGAAACCCATGTCAATCCCCTTTCCGCGAAGGCGCGTCCTTCAGCACGCAGCCCTCAACGATCATCCGCGAGGTCCACCCGAGCCGCCTGAGCATCCAGGCGACGCCCTGGGCGGCGTCCTCGACCCTGCCCTTCTCGCCCTCGACCACGATGGAGCGCGGCGGGACGTAGCGGTGCCCGTCCTTGGGGCTCTCGACGCCCTCGCCCTGGTCGAGCACGTAGGTGTAGCGGACGCCGGGCGCCGGCCTGTGGGCCAGCGGGTCGCCCGTCTCCTCGGCGTAGGCCAGGAGCTCGTCGAGCGTCATCACGCCGCGCGGCCTCTCGCGGGCCGCCTCCTCGCCGCCCGCCTCTCCGGCCTGTGCAGGCGCACGAGTCCCCGGGCAGCGGCGCGCACGGGCGCTCACTTCTCCTCCCCGTCGGCGACAGGGGTGCACGAGCGCCAGTACTCCTTGATCCACGCGTCGGCCTCCGAGGCGAGGACACGCCTGCCCCGGGTGTTGCCGGCGGGCATGTAGGTCCTGAGCCTGCCTGCGCCGATGTCCTTGTAGAGCCCGTGCACGTCCACGCCGGTGAGCGTCGACAGCTCACGGACGGTGTAGCTCGCGCGCATCGGCTCGCCTGCGGCCTCGCAGAAGGCGTCCAGCGCGTCGTTGTCGATCAGCATGCGGTCCTCCTAGCGTTGTCCTCCAGCTCATGAAGCCAGAGGAAGAATCGGGCCGCGAGGAGCGAGAGCGCCGTCGCGGCGAAGGCGGCGATAAGGTTCATCGCCTCGGGGCTCACGTCGAGCTCGTTTGGTACCATGTGCATCGACCTCCTTAGGTCTAGCCCCTGCTCGTCTTGCCGGACCGAGGGGCTTTTTTGTTACCTGTTGAATGTCTTGCCTGCCGAGAACCCTCCCCGAGCGGCGCGGGCACGGCCGCGGGGCCATGGCTCCCGCCGGCTGCCGTTATGTCCCGTGCCGTGGTGCTGTGCGAAGCGTAGGGGGGTGTGGTGAAGCGCATGCCCTGTGAAGGTCGGAGAAGGCTTCGACCTGCGATGCAGGTCAGGGGCACACCCGCGCCGCGCGGGGGAGGCTCTCGGTAAAAACGTGGATGACGGCCGGTGCGACGGCCTAATATCTCCCCAGAGGGGAGGTGATCTAATGGACGAAAAGAAGAACTGGGCAATCGAGAAGGCGATCGAGCTGACCCGCTCCGCGCTCGAAAGCCCCACCGGAAACAACGACGACATGCTCCGCCCCGGGCAGGCCGCTGAGTTCCTGGACGCAATGTACGAGAAGATCGTTGAGCTGCAGGGAAGGTAAACCCTTGCCCTAGATGCTCCCGAGGAGGGTCGAGGCGAGCTCGGCGAGAAGCGCCATCTCGTCGCTCTCCGCCTTGCCCTCCTTGACAAGTGATGCGAGGTGCTCGACGCACCCCGTGAGGCTGTCGACGACCGCGCGCCGGTTGGCGGAGAAATCTTCACCCATACGCGGCTCCTTCCTGGCCGCCGCATCGCCCGTCATCCGCGTTTGTTTCCCGTCCTTTTCGGCGAGGGCGGCGCGCCATTCAGTTGTCAAGGTACGTGGTGCATTTCGCGCAACAGCTCCCCGCCACGGGGCATGGCCCCGCGTCGCTTACTGGGATAGGTTGTGCTATGGGTTGTGCTAAGCGCCGTAGCGCTCGAGGAAGTACCTCTGCCCCTTGCCCGTGACCTTCGGCGTGCGGTTGATGGTCACGCGGCCGTCCGAGTGCGTGATGGCCGTCTCCTTGATGCGGAAGAGCCCCAGCTCCATCGCCCTCTGCGTCGGGACGTTGCGGTTGCTGCCGGCCTTGCCCAGGTAGCCGTCCTCGCGAAGCATCGCGAACAGGCGGTTCTGGCCGACCTCCACGCCGTTCTGGCGCAGCATCTTGGCGAACTCGCCGACCAGGCACGTGCCGTCGCTCGCGGCCACCGCGTCGGCGAACAGCGCCTTGGGGCGCATGGCCTCGTTCTCGGCCTCGAGCCCCGCGATGCGCCGCTTCTGGCGCTCCATGGTGCCCTGGGCCAAAAGAAGGGCGCGGGCCATGGTCTCCTCCGGCGTCTCGTCGGCGCGGGCGACCATGTAGCCGCCCTCGCGCCTGAGCGCGGGCAGCACCTCGTGGGTGACCCAGCGCTTGAAGGCCTTCGCCTCGGGGACGCGGGAGCCGAGAATCGCGGAGTACAGACCAGGCTCAGTGATGACGTTGGCCATCTGGGTTCCGCCAGGGGTCTCCACTGAGCGGAGGCCCTTCTCGTCGTCCTCCAGGCGGCGCGTCATGTGGGTCGCGTCTCCGTAGCCGAGAATCTTGGCCACGTCGCTCGCAACGAACATCGGCTCGCCGTTCTCGTCGCGCACGGCGCGGACGGTGCCGAACTGGTCGTTGGTGAAGCTCTGAATCTCGTTGGACATGTCTTGAACCTCCCCTCTAGTCGGCGTCTATGAACGCGAAGATTGCCCAGCCGAGCCCGATTAGGAAAAACGAGACGAGCAGCAGCACGCCGCGTGTCGGCTCGACGGAGAAGCGCGCGGCGACCGAGAGCGCTATGGCCGCGCAGAAGCAGGCGGCGCTCATCTCCCCCACCCGCACAGATCGTTGGGCGTGCAGCCAAGGGCTGCGGCTAGGGCGACAATCTTGTCGGCCCCCGGTGTCATGTCCCCGGACTCGTAGCGGACAAGAGTGCCGATGTTCACGCCGATGCGCTCGGCGACCTCGTTCTGTGAGAGGTCAGCCCTGGCGCGTGCGGCGCGGATGTTGCTTGCAAACTCGCTAACGTTCGTCATCGCCATCACCTCCAATAGACGTTTTTCTGTCTGTCGCGTTCGACTATAGACGGTTTTCTGTCTCTGTCAACGGATAAGCAACATTTTTTTGCGTAAAGACGTTTTTTTGTTTACTATTCGCAAGTAAGCAGACGCCTATGAGAAGATAGGGGACTAGCGATGAACCTTCGACTAAAGGAGCGCAGAGAGTCCTTAGGGCTAACTCAGCAGGAGCTCGCAAAGAAGGTCGGCAAGTCCTTCAGAACGATTCAGTCCTGGGAGCGTGGCGAGAGCTATCCAAACGCAGAGTTTGTCGTCGTGCTCTGCAAGATTTTCGATATTGATCCGAATGAACTCCTCGGCTGGTACATCGACCATCCCGAGGACAGGCCGGCGCCACCCGGGGACCCCGGGGCGTCGGAGCTCCTCGGCTGCTACCGCTCCTGCACGCCCGAGCGCCAGGACGCCCTCCTCAACCTCGCGCGGGACTCCGCGCTTCTCTCGCGTGGTGCGGTTTCGGAGGCGGTGTAGGTGATGGGATTCTGGTGACGGCTCGACACCGTGACGGGATTCGGGTATATTTGGCGGCGTGATGAGGCCCGGCGACGGTACGTCCGGCCGGGTCCGAGAAGGCCGCCCTACGGGCGGCTTTTCTCGTATTAAGGGGGCAATCCCATGGACAAGCCATTCAAGACGATAGACGAGCAGGTTGCGATTCTGCCCGACGTTGCCCAGGTAGCCGTCCTCGCGAAGCATGGCGAAGAGGCGGTTCTGCCCGACCTCGACCCCGTTCTGGCGCATCATCTTGGCCAGCTCGCCCACGAGGCACGTGCCGTCGCTCGCGGCCACGGCGTCGGCGAAGAGCGCCTTCGGCTCCAGCTCCGCGATGCGGTCGCGCTGCCGGTCGATGGTGGCCTGGGCGAGAAGGACCGCGCGGGCCATCGTCTGCTCGGGCGTCTCGTCGCGCGCGACCATGTAGCCGCCGTCGCGCCGCAGGGCCGGGAGCACCTCGTGCGTGACCCACCTCTGGAAGGCCTTGGCCTCCGGCTTGCGGCTGCGCATGACGAGCTTGTAGAAGCCAGGCTCGGTGACGGTGGTCATCTGCTGCTTGCCGCCAGGGGTGTCCACTAATACCGACCCCCTCTCGTCATCGTCAATCGTTGAGACGGCATCGCGGTACTTGCCAATTCCGAGAGCTAGGCAAACGTCTTTGGCGACAAACGCGGGCGCGCCCTGAGAATCGACAAGGGCCCTGATTTGCCCAAACTCGCGATTGTCGAAAACTGCGAGGTTAGACATTTGCGACCTCCTTCCTAACAAAATCGTCAACGGTGCATCCAAGAGAATTTGCGAGCTTCACGAGCGATGGGAATTGCGGGTTGTCTGTCGCGCCTCGCTCGTAATCCGAAATGACGCCGGCGGAGACACCGGATGCATCAGCCAAGTCGGCCTGAGTCCATCCGAGAGCTGCTCTACTCGACTTCATGACGCGAGACAACCGAACTTTGTCGAACTCCACTCACCCCTCCTTTCATTTACGGATTTCGTTACTGGATTCAATCTACTTACGTAGTTCGTAATTGTCAACAAATAATTTGCAAGATTCGTAAATGATTTTCTATACTTGGCAAAACCGCAGTTAGGAGGAGACATGGGTTTGGCTTTGAAGGAGCTGAGACTGAAGGCAGGTCTGCAGCAATCGGAACTTGGAAAGCTCGTCGGAGTTTCGAATCGCGTAATCAGCGCATGGGAGCGCGGCGAAACCCAGCTGACCATCAACGACGCCTGTAAGATCGCGACGGCGCTCGGCTGCACGCTCGACGAGCTGGCGGGCCGCGAGACCCAAGGCATCGACCCGAGCCTCGCCCGCAACTACCGCGCCCTGGGACCGGAGGGCCGCGCCGCGCTGGTCGCCACGAGCGACGCACTGGCCGAGAGGCTCCCGCCGGCCCCCGAAAAAGTGTCTGGGGGGGGGGGGTCCGTCCATGACCGTGCTTAGGCTGGCGGCGTAGGAGCACAACGAAGGAGGAAGAATGAGCGAGGAGACGAATACCGCACAGATTGTCCTGTATCAGTCCGAGGGCGCGAACGTGCCCGTCGAGGTCAGCTACATTCAAGGCACCTTCTGGATGCCGCAGAGGCGGATTGCCGAGCTGTTCGGGACTACGAAGCAGTCGATTAGCTACCACCTCGGGAACATCTTCAAGGATGGTGAGCTGGAGCAAAATTCAGTTGTCAAAGAAATTTTGACAACTGCCGCCGACGGGAAGAACTACCGCGTGAAGTTCTATTCCCTCGACGCGATTCTCGCCGTAGGATACCGCGTCAACTCGGTGAAAGCCGTCAGGTTCAGGCAGTGGGCCACAGCCACCCTCAAGGAATACGTGACCAAGGGGTTCGTCCTGAACGACGACATGCTCAAGAACGGCAGGCCCTTCGGCGAGGACTACTTCGACGAGCTGCTTGGCCGCATCCGCGACATCCGCGCCAGCGAGCGCAGGGTCTACCAGAAGATCACGGACATCTTCCAGGAGTGCAGCTTCGACTACGACAAGGACTCCGACATAGCCAAGCGGTTCTACGCGACCGTCCAGAACAAGCTCCACTACGCGGTGACGGGCCACACCGCAGCCGAGATCGTCCAGGGCCGCTCGGACCCCTCCAAGCCGCACATGGGGCTCACCTCGTGGAAGGGCGGCCCGGAGGGGCGCATCCACTCGACCGACGTCACTGTCGCGAAGAACTACCTCACGGAAAAAGAGATAAAGGAGCTCAACAGGCTCGTGACGATGTTCCTCGACACCGCCGAGGACAGGGCCGAGCGCCACGTGCTTACGAGCATGGCGGACTGCGACGAGCTGCTGAACGGGTTCCTCACGTTCAACGGCCGCGAGGTCCTCAAGGGCCTCGGCACGCGGACGAAGAGCACGGCGGACAAGATCGCAAGGGAGCGGTTCGCTGAGTTCCAGCGCATCCAGGACGCCGAGTGGCAGAACGACTTCGAGAAGATGGCGAAGGGCCTGGAGGAGAGGTAGCCCATCGTGGGGCGCGTGGGCTGCCATTTTGCCGAGGCCAGCAAAATGGTTGTCCACCTGGGGCGCGAACGAAAAAACGCCCCCACCCCGAAGGGTGAGGGCGCGCGGTTTGTCGGTCAAAAACGGCCGATTCTGACGGACAAATGCGATTGTGGGCCACGAGTGGCGGACAACGCCGATTGGGAGGCACCATGGCACGGCAGAGGTCGAGCTTCGGCAGCGTCACGAGGATGGGCCGCGACCACTACCGGCTGCGCTGGTGGGCGGACACCCCCGAGGGCCGCAAGCGCCTCACGGAGATGTTCGACGGCACCCGCCGCGAGGCGGAGCGGCGCATGGCCGAGATTCGCGTGGGGACGAAGGAGCGCCGGTGCCCCACCCTGGGCGAGATCTGGGAGGAGCACGAGCTGCCCCACCTGATAAAGATGCGCGGGGAGGACCGCATAAGCGAGCGCACGCTCCAGGCGTACACGCGCAGGTGGGAGGCCGACGTGGCCCCGAGGTGGGCCGACGTGCCCGCCGACATGGCCCGGCCGGCGGACATCCAGGAATGGCTGCTCACCATGACGCGGAGCATGGGCGAGCTGTCGAAGGCGGTGCTCTCGCTCACCTACGAGCGCGCGGTCATGCTCGGCATCCTGGACGCGAACCCCTGCGCCAGGCGGTACGACCTCGGTCCCGCCACCAGGCGGCCCAAGGTGGCGTACACGCCCGAGCAGCTCGACGAGGCGTGGGAGGCGGTGCGCGGCACGGTGGCCGAGGCGCCATTCCTGCTCATGGCCCACGCGGGGCTGCGGGTCGGCGAGGCATGCGGCATGCGCACGGCCGACGTCGAGCCGCGGGAGGGCTGCGCCGTCCTGCACGTCAGCGCGCAGCTGAGGCAGGACGGCGAGGTGAGCGAGCGCATGAAGACCGCGGGCAGCCGCCGCACCGCGGTCATCGAGGAGCCGTGGGCCTCGCGCGTGCTGGAGCTCGCGGGCGGCACCTACGTGAACGAGCGGCAGGACGGCACGCCGGTGCCCTCGCGCACCGTCACCGACCGCTGGAGGAGGTGCGTCGAGGCGGCGGGCCTGCCCGTGGCGCCGATGCAGTGCCTTCGCCCGAGCTACCAGACGAACCTGCACTGGCAGGGCGTGCCCATCGAGCAGACGAGCCGGCTTCTGGGCCACACCGCCACGAAGATGACGCTGGAGAACTACGACCGCCCCAGCGACGACCAATTGGTTAACGTGGTGCTATCGCGCGGCGCGGTCGTGGACACTTAGGACATTTAGGGACATAAGCCCTCGCGGCAATCCTTCTACCTGCTGTTTTTCAGCGTCGTGTACATGATGGCCTTGAAAATTGCTAACGTGCGCAAGTGCAGCAATTCGCCTACGTGCGGTTTTGTGAATCTGCAATCAATCAAAGGCCGCTAAATGCGGGTGTTTTCAGAACTTAGGGACAAAATAGGGACATGCGTTTAGCATCAACGTCTAAACGAAAACGCCGCCCTCCCCTCTCGGGGAAGGCGGCGGGTTCGAGTTGGGTCACAGCTCGGTCACAGCAGGTCACAGCTAAAGCAGGCCAATAAGGCACATCGGCACTGCCACGAGCAGCAGTACGAGGTCGACGAGGAAGAGCACGAGGTTGAGCAGGTCTCCCTCGAGCTCGTCGGCGGGAGACGGGTACGGCATCAGAAGCTCCCTTCGTTGATCGCGCGCTGCATCGCCTTGACGGTGACGGAGGCGGCGTCGAGCTTGCCGTCCAGGACGGTGGCCCCGGACACCGGCATGAAATGCTTGATGAGGGCGTTGATAGTATCCTTGCCGCAGAGGCCGTCCGCTGTCACGCCGATGTGCTGCTGCAGGCGCGCGATGGTAACGGAGCCCTCGCCGCTGGCATCGTGTTGGAAGCTCGTGCACGCCGCATGGCGCCATGCGTCGCCTTGCCACTGCGAGGAGATGACCCCGTCCTTGTACGGGCAGCCGAAGAGCTCCTGCAGGCGCAGCGTGGTCTCGCGGCCCCAGTAGCCGTCGACGACGAGCTGCGCGGGCGACGTGCCCTGCGCGCCGGCGTACCGCAGGTAGCAGGACCACGGGTAGTTGTAGTAGCTGCGGGTGTTCGTCTCGTAGCCGTCCTGGTCGCCGGGCCTGCCGCCGTTCGCGCGGTGGAGCTCGTTGCGGCTCGCCTGGCAGAGGAGGCCGTTGCCGATGTACACCGCTACGTGGTGGGTATCATTAAGCAAGATATCGCCACGTTTCGGGTTGCCGTTGTTCGCCACACGCCTCCACCCTCGGGCGCACAGGTTCGAGGACATGTTGCCTGTGTAAGAAGCCACGCCGGTATCGAAGCCCGCCTCCTTCAGGCAGTGGATGACGAGCGAGGAGCAGTCGGCCTCGCCGCCCTCGCGGATGTCCTGGCGGTGCTCCTGGCAGTAGCCGAGGTTCCCCTCGTCGCACCAGTAGCGCATGCGCTCGCAGAGCTTGTCGATGCTTGGCATCATCTGTCGCCTTCCCTTATCAAATGGACGGAGCCGGACTCGGCGACCGTGTAGGTCTGCCCCGTGTCCGGCTCCACGACGAGCCTCATGGGCGGCTCGTATGCCCTGTCGGAGACGATCGCCTTACCCGGTCTCCACGCGGGCTTGCCCGCAGGCTGCGAAGCGGTCACGAGCAGCGCGAGGGCGGCCGCCTCGGCCACCACCACGGCGACCATGAGGCGGCACGCCCGCGCGAGGCGGCGACGGCCAGCATGCCTCACTCCCCTACTCGCCCGACTTCATGTGCAGCGGCGACTCGCCGTCGCCCACCTCAGGCACGCCCGCGACGCTGGTCAGCAAAGAGAGCACCATCGTGGTGGCGGTCACGCTGAGGAGCGCGGGCCAGTCGAGGTCGGTGATGCCGACCGCGCCGGTGCCGATGAGGGTCACGAGCGTCTGTGCGCCGGTCTTCACGGCGCGCACGAGGGCGGCGCGGCCCCAGCCCTTGATTGCTTCCATTGGCTAATCCTCCGATTCCCCCCTGATAGGGGCATTGATGATTTCCTGGTAGTAGTGCGTGCCGGTACCGTTTCCGTGCATCCCGTGGTAGGCGGCGTACACCTGCGAGGCCTCCTGCTTGACCCAGTCCGGGCACCCCGCGCCGCTCACGACGTACCGCTCGTGGAGGTCCACAAGGCGGCTGCGCAGCATCGTCCTCGTGCCCTCCTGCATCGCGTCCATGACCTTGTACAGGCGCATGAGCGAGGCCGCGAGGGCCGCGAGGGCCGCGGGCACGGCCCACTGGATGGCAGCCGTCAAGGCTTGCTCCATATGCGGCACCACCTACGCGGCCACGAGGGACCATGAGGAGTCGCTGCCAACCACGCCGGGCTCCAAGGTATTCGCGTCCATCAGGGACTCGTAGACCTGCCCGTACTTGGTCACGCGCTCGCCCTTGGCGTAGGACTTGCCGCTGACCCACTCGGCGGGCGTCTCCCCGCTCGCGGCAGGCACGACCTTGGCCCAGTGCTGCGGGTCGGCGGTCGGGTCGTCTACCGTTGCGGTGTGGCCGCTGATTGCCTTGTAGAGCGCGCCCTGCCAGAGCGCGCGGTCGCCCTGGGCGTATACGTGGCCCTTCTCGTAGCGCGGGAAGAGCGCGGGCACGCGCAGCGCGTCGGCGTCGCCGAGCCTCGCCGCCTGGATCTGCGCGAGCATGAGCGCGGCGTCCTGGGCGGTGCCTGCGTCCGGCACGAGCGTCCAGACCTGCCAGATGGCGCCGTCGCGCTGCTCGTAGGCGAGCGAGGTGTGGTAGCCCTCACCCGGCGTCGGCTCGGCGGCCTCGCGGATGGGGAGGCCCGTGCCGTCGGTGGTGAGGTAGACGGCGCCGCTCACGAACTGTCCGTAGAACATGTGTACTCCTATCTTTCGATTCTCTCCCAGAGCGACGGCGTCGCCTCGGGCTCGGTGCCCAGCCTCGGCTGGTGCGTCTGGAGGCAGCGGTAGAGCATGCCTTTGCGCCCCACGCGCTCCCCCGCCGCGTATTCGGCCACGCCTACGTACCAGGCCGGGAAGAGCAACGGTACCTTGGCCGCCTCCCCGTCCGGCAGCTCGCGCGCGGTGATGGACGCGAGCGTGACGGAGTCCTCGCCGCGCGACCTCGGCTCGACGCTCCAGACCTGCTCGATGCGCTCGCCCGTGTCGACCAGCGTGTAGGTCGCCTCGAAGCCCTCCGGCGCCTCCGGCGGGTCCGTCTCCACGACGGGCTTTCCGCCGCCGTCCGTGGCGAGCCGGACGGAAGGCCCGACCGAAACTCCACTCAAAGCCATGAGCTGCTCCTTTCTTTCGCGGGAAAAATCCCAGGCATGAGCGCGGGCTTCCGCTGCTCCGAAGTCGGGGATTTTCAATTGAATCGAGGTTGAAAATGCTATTTAGAGATGCTGCCGCCGAGTACATGGCCGATAAGTCGAAGCGCCTGCGGGCGTCGACGCTGGAGGGCTACCGCAGCGCCCTGGAGCTGCATGTTTTTCCGCGATGGGCCGACGCCGAGCTCGACGCGATCACGCCGGAGGACGTGCAGTCGTGGGTGGACGGCTTCGAGCAGGCCGGCGCAGCCGAGAAGGCGTACAAGACGCTGCGGCAGGTCATCCGATGGGCCATCAGGCGCCTGGGCGTGCGGATGTACGACCCCACGGCCGCCGGAGTGGAGCTGCCGCGCAAGGCCGCTCATCGGCCCAGGGTGCTCGACGCCGCCGGCACCGCGGGCTACCTGCGGGCGCTCTGGGGCCACGAGTGCGAGGCCGTCGCGATCTGCTCGGTTACGCTCGGCCTGCGGCGAGGCGAGGCGTGCGGGCTGCGCTGGTCGGACATCGACCTGCGCACGGGCGAGGTGCGCATACGGCGCAGCAGGCAGGTGGTCAATGGCCAAGAGGTGGTCGTGGCACCCAAGACCGAGCGCTCGGCGCGGTCTTGCTGGCTCCCCCGTTTCGCCGTCAAGCGCCTGCGCGCCCTGCGCAAGGGGCGCTCTGGGTGGCTGTGCGACCTGACGCCCGACTCCGTGGCGCGGCGTATCCGGTCGGCCTGCAGACGTGCGGGCGCCGCGTGGACGTCGATGACCGAGTGCCGCCACACGTGGGCCACGCTCGCCGTGGAGGCCGGGGTCGGCATCGAGACGGTGGCGATGATGCTTGGCCATACAGACATCTCGACGGCCTACGAGCACTACATCGTGCCGAGGGCGCGGGTGTGTCGCGATGCCCAGAAGCAGGTGGAGCAGCTGATCATGAGGGCGTGAGATTCCGTATCCCCGATAGAGACTCAGGTCTTCGACGGCATCCTCGTCGAGGGAGCGGCGCGCGGCGGCAGCGTGACGGTGCATATCGCAGGAGACAATGCGCTCACTAATACCCAAGGCATAAAGGTCGGCTCCGTGAAAGCCGCCTACCGTCCAAAGGTGTCCGCCCGGGCAATCTTCGGCGTGCAGGACACGTCGTGGTGCATCGTGTCCGTCGATGTCGACGGCGTCGTCAAGCTGATTCACCGCTACGGCAAGGACACGCTGACGTGGGGCACCGTCGACATATCGCTGTCATACACGATCTAGCATTCCGTATCCC